AGAACTCGATCGTCGCTGTCGGTGCCGCTGCCGTTCTGCGATTGCCGGTGTTTTCGGAACTCAAACTGTTGGCGGTTTGTGGTTATTTCGCTTTGGCACTACCCGCGACGGATGCGTGGGCCCTCATTTTTGGACGCAACCTCTTGGGCACTTGGCTCACACGAACGATGAACCTTGCCGTGGGTGTCGCTTCTACTCTCATGTCCGTCGCGTATTGTCGGCAATTTAAGTGGTGGACCCCCGGTCATGGGCAACCCGTTTTTGGCGGCGGGCCGGCTTTGATTTCCGACGCTGTGGAGAATGCGGCCCCTGAGGAAAGGGCGCTCGCTGTGAGGCAACTGCGCACCGATCTAAAGCAGGTGGTTAGCCGCGGTTCTGGTCCTGTTGAGGTCCACCGCAAGGCCCCACGGTGTGGGCGATGCGGAGTCATCGTCCAAGGACAGTGCTGGTACTGTCACCACAAAAATCTCGCATGCTTCCGTACATTTGGAGTTGTGCCGAGGGGTAAGATCTATACTTCTTATGTGGTGTTGGAGGCGCTTCACCGTTTTGCGCAGCCAACCACCATACGCACAGATTTCCAATATGATTGTAAATCATTTGTTGAAGCGCCTGGCAAGTCTCGCGGCCCATCTTTGTATGGGGTCGCTTTTGGGCCGACGTACCCCCTTGCCGTTGACGCTGGGTCGCGCTGCTTGCGGGCTGCGGTTGAAACCCGCATGCTAGTTGGCGTCCCAAAACCGGAGGCTGGTGCCGTCTCCAGCATGTGTGCAATGTATCAGCAGGCGTCGTTTCTAACACACAAATTGGTCCGATTTACCCCGAAGCAATATATGGAGAATCTACCTGTTGCTAAGCGCGCACGCGTCCGACAAGGCCGGGCCATCCTCCGCCGCGGTGATCCGATCAGTGAGGAACGCTATGACATCATGCCGAAATTTGAGCTGCTCGTTGGGAAAGTGGGCACCGAACCGGGTTACGAGTGTCGCCTTGCGCTACCATTCGAGACCGGCAATAGTGGGGGTGCGGCCCCATGGGATTGCGACGACACTGGTGGTTATGTGCTGGCAACCGACGTTAAACCGCGTGCGATCCAGTACGCTGGACCAGTGGTCAACGCGACCGTTGGGTATGAGGTACAGCACCTGTACCACACGGTGAAAGCGCAGTGGCATGCGGGTAATTGGATTTATTTTGCCAGTGGTCGTGATGCACGTGATGTTGGCCGTTTTTTTGGCTCCGTGCACAAACTCGTCTGTCAGGGTTGGCGGACGTTCGACATCGACTTCACTACGTACGATACGACTCAGTGTGAAGCAATATTGTGTGCTTTTGGAGATTTTGGGCATGCCATGGGGCTGCCGGCCTCGTTTCGCGAGCATGTGAGAGCCCAGTCTATGTTCAGTTCCCGTGGGGCGGGTCTCACAGTCTCTGGCCGCGGGACGATGCGATCAGGACTCCCCTACACCACGCTGGCCAACTCGTGTGCATCTGCGTATGCAGCGATTCACGTTTGTCTTGCGATGGGTGTATCAGAAGGCACACTGAGCCAATCCATCCGTCTGGCCATTTGCGGCGACGACGCGGTCCTAGCCCTGCATCCTGACATCCATTTTGATGTCAACACCGCTGTAAAACACTACCTGGCACTCGGGTTGATTGCTAAACTCCGCGAAGTCCCCTTTCACGGTCTTTGCTTCTTGGGTTCCCAGCCGTGGCCGACCGCCGCTGGGTGGACTATGGCCCCGATCCTTGGCCGCGCCCTTCCGCGGCTTGGGTGGAGCCTGTTGCCGCAGCCAAAACCGTCAGTATGGTTTGCGCAAGTCCTTGAGGGGGCGAGGCATGCTTTCAGCCCTGTCCCGTTTGTTTCAGATGCGATAACCAAGTTACGGGAAACTGCTGGGCATGGGAGCGTACCGTGCAGGGATGATAAGGACTTGCGGTTCAATCGCATGGAGGTGCCGGTACACCTCGGAATGTCTCTGTTTTCCATGCGGTATCCATCCGTTGATGGGCCGTCCTTGGTGCGGGAGATGGTTGTGGAACGTTTCCCAGCGGTGGTCAACACCCCAAATATTGAGCGCATCATCATTATTGACGGTTTCGGACCAGCCGACAGGCCGACAATGCGGCGCGAGCTAGCCGTTGGCAGTGTGCCCATGATGTGTTTTGGGGGTGAGTCCCGGTCCGAGCAAAGCGTGGCTGAGGTCAGCGAGTCATGTGGGTCTGGCAAACTTGCGGTGGAGCCTCAACGGACTGATGAGGCGGGGGGCTCCCGGGGAAACCCGCACACCGCCGAAACAGTAGACACTCAGAGCCAATCTGAGGGGGCCGACCAGACCCCGGTGCCCTGTCTGAACGTCTCTGTTACTGCAAGACGACTCGCCGAAATGAAAGCTACACAGCCCAGCGTTGGCGGCAGCTCAAAGCGGAGGAAGCAACGCAAGATGGCAGCCGGGACAGGGGGAGCATATGTCTCTTTCATGAACCAACGGCTCGGGAAACCCCCCGGGAAGTGGAGCGAAAAGCTCCCTCCGTCGTTGCCATCGACCTTTGTGAGTGCTGCCAACCAGATTGGGACCTCACCCTCACCGGAAGTGAACAAGATCCAGCATCGAATTGCACGGG